AAGCTTTTTAAAAACAGGCAGGCTTGACAGCGAGTATTACCAGCCTAAATATGATGACTATTTAAGAAAAGTTCTTTCTTACTCCAACGGATATGAGCTGCTTGGTAAGTGCTGTAATATCAAAGATAAAAACTTTATGCCGAAAGATGATAAAGAATATCGCTATATCGAACTTGCAAATGTAGGAAGCAATGCTAAAATTTCAGATTGCAATGTTTTACTTGGAAAAGAACTGCCTACAAGGGCAAGGCGAAATGTAAATACAGGCGATGTCATTGTGTCAAGTATAGAAGGATCATTAAGAAACTAACTTCTTATAGCTTACAGGCTATGGGCTCTGCAGGTGTTATAGACGATATTACAGTCTATTATAATAACCCTACAGTATTAGTTACTAAGAATGGTTTTGTACTAACATATGGATTAGAGCTAGATGGTTTAGAATATGATATAGCTAGACTTAAAGCTTACGCTTGGGATAACCCATATTACCTTAATGTTAACATTATAGAGCTTAGAGCTAAGATGGTTATAAATAAACTAAAACCTATATCTGGTCATATGGTAATAAAAGATTCTGAATTAAGAAAAGATGGTTATACTTATGGTTACTCTGCAGACTTTGAAACTATACCATCATTCCGTCTAGATGACTATAGATGGTATAATGATTGGCTTACTGTTAAACAAGCTGAACTAGATGCCCTAGAGAATGAAATAACAGAACTAGATGGTGGTTCTATAGATAGCTCCATAGCTCCACATAGTAATACTATTAATCTTAAATCTGCTATAGTAGAGTATAAGAAAGCTTATGGAGAACTTATAGTAAAAGATGGTCCATGGTTAGAGAATGTAACTGCATATGGATTTAACACATTACCATCATTCTGGGATGCTAATTTTAAATCTACAGACTTTCTATCTACTGTAGGTATAGATCTTACTCCAGTAGAAGAAGTAGAACATATGTTATCTACAGAAGCTACAGAGACTGAAAATAGAGTAGAAGCTACTAAAGAGGTTAAAGGTAAACTTAAACTAGTAGAAGAAGCTACTGGTGATATGTTAGAGAAACATATAAGTTTTGCTAATGAAGCTACTTATGATTTTAATAATAAGTATAAAGTAATGGATATAACAGATTTTGTATATAATACTAAATATGTTAAGATAGGACTAATGGCGTTTGCTAATGGTAAAAATAATCCTAATGAACTACTTACTTATGTTAATAAAGAAGTTGCTAATAATACACCAGAGGTAGTTACTAATAAGACTGGAGCTCTTATAGGAGCTCGTGGTAGAAAACTAGATATAGATCCTATAGGTAGAGAAGATGCTATAGGTTTAGCTATGCTACCTTATGTAGTTACTACTAAGAAAGGTAATACATTTTCATCTCTTATGTACTTAGGTCTTATAGATAGCGATGGTAATATGGATGTTTATGATTGTACTAGTATACCAGAGTCTAATAAGATAACATTTGATCAGGTAGCTATGTGCCCTGTAGTTAAAACAGTACCTAATGTAGTACATGGTGAAACTATTGTATTACCTTCTAAAGTATCTAAAGATAAAGTAATAACAGTATATGCTAACTTAAAAGATAACTTACAGTTACCAGGTAGTATAAGAGCTACTACTAGCTTAGAAGATAGTTTCTATCCTATAGAGCCTAATGCCTCTGCTAAACCAAACTATAAACACTCTGCAGGTAGTAGAGTAGAATCTAGCTTAACTGGTCTTAGCGGCGGTCAACCTACTCTAAATGAAAATGAAACTATGAATAGTATATTAGGTTACTTCTTAAGACACTATGCTTCACCATCTGGTGTTAAAAATAATGATAAACGTATATTACGCTTATCACACTGGATACGAGATAACTATAAACTCTATATATTTAACTCTAGATCATTCTTAGAGACTAATATACCTTATCATAAACGATTTACACTACGTGATCATTTAGTTAAGATATTAGCTTATAAGGATACAGATACTATTAGTAACCAATATAAATGGATAATGATTAACCATAGATACTATAAGTTACAATCTGATATTAGATTTACTAACTATGAATATCCTAGGTTAGGTAATAATAAAGAGAGTTTAGCTATACTAGCTAACTGCCCTATACTCTATATAGATATGATAGAATCTACAGATGAATCTGAAGCTAATAAGTTAGTTATAGTAGAAGTAGATAGAGACTATGATAGACCATGTGTTAACTATGGTGTATTTGATAGAAGCTATAGTTATGAAGAGTTTAAAGCAGAACTAGGTGAGCATACTGATATTGGTAATATACCTAGATATGAACTAGCACCAGAGTTTAATAAACTAATGTTAACTCCATCTGCTACTTATCAAGAACTATTAGATAAAGTAAAAGATTACTTAGGATACTGGGAGATAGGTAAATTAGAATTAGTTAATGTAGGTAATAACCTAGTTACAGGTATATCTACTACACCAGCTAAAGAAGAGATACTATCTAAGTATGGTACAGACTATCCTTGGTTAAAATTCTTAAATATAGAAGAGTAAGAGAGTATAAACTCTCTTACTCTTCTTAATGGCTTATAGTGTATTTTTAATATGCATACCTTGTAAGTAATACTTAAGTGTTCTAGTAGAAACTACACCGCCATTACTAACTAAGTTAGCTACATCTAGTATATCTTTTTGGGATACTTCACCGTTATTAGCTAACTGTCTTACATACTCAGATTGTGCTTTAAGATCACCACCACGTATTCTAACCATCTCAGTAGCAGTATCTTTCATATCCATAGCTATAAGCATCTGTTGTTCTGGATAGGTTAGTTTACTAGATCTAGATTTACCAGCAACCTGACCAGTTAATACATCTGTAGTCATACTGTGTTCTGGTATACTTATCTTTTTAGATAATAGCTGTTGCGCTCTTCTTATAGGTAGTATCATAGTTAAAGCTTTTATAGGTAACATGTGATCTGGATAGTCTGGATGGTTAGTTACCTTAACTCTTTGAAAGAACTCATGTCCTAACTGTTTAGCTACTCTAAAGTTATTTTCTACAGATACTCTAGTTTTACCGTCATTAGGTACTACTATAGAGATATGTATCTTACCTTCTTTCATACCTACCATAAACCTATCAAACTCTTCATCTGTCATTCTATCAAATAGATCTTGATATAGTTTAGTATTCTCATTACCAGCTACTATAGCACCTACATACTTTATTATATAATCTTGTACAGCTTTACGTTTTGCATTCATATCTAGTGTTACCTTTACTCTCTTATTAGAAAAATCATCGATCTTGATATACTGTATAGATAAAAAAGGATCGGCTAGACTATATTTCAAGTCTAGCCAATGAACGTTTACAAAAAGATCAGTTATATTACTTAACTTCTAAAGTAGCTTTAGCTTCCTTCTCTGCTTCTAAGAATAGTTCAAATACTTTATTAGCAGCTAAGTAAGGTACTACAACCTCTTCTATCTTTTCTATCCATTTATCATGTTTACCAGACATATCTATAGCAGAGAATACCATTTCAACATTCTCTAATTCTAGATAGCCTCTAGCTCTTAATAGAGTCTGTATAAAGAATCTATTAAGATTTACACGTTGTACTAGAGAGTGTGTATTAGTACACATAGCTACTATAGGATTCCTTAGAAAGTAATCTTTAGCTTCTGTAGATACTCTAGTTTCTATTATCTTAGCAACATGTGTTACTAAGTCTATATCGTTATCTTGCCTCTTGAACCAATTCACAGGTTCTTTATGTTCTATCTCAACATCTGCAACATCGGTTACTATATTAGCAGCTGAAGTGGATATGTTATTTTCTAGCATAGCAGATCCTTAGTCTTAAAGAGTGGAGTACATAGTATAACAAACTTATCTATTAACTCCACTTTAGTTATAGTGTATTTATTTCTTTCGGTTTTCTTAAGACGCTTAGTAGCAATATTACAAGCATCTGGTATATTGTCAGTTTCCACAGTATGCGTCATAGTTTCGTACGTTAAAGTATTCTTAAACTCTACATCATACTGATTCATAAGTTACTTCTCCTTTTTCTTAGTATTAGTATTCTCACTAGTCTTAGATAATTCTTTCACTCTAGCGTCATACCACCACGGTCTATATAACTCTTTTCTCATCTTTAAAAGATCTACAGTATTAAGATATGGTACTGGATGTGAGTATTGGTTAAGTGTCCAATATCCTCTAGTATCTAATAGGATATTCCAATCATAACCTAGTTTCTTAATATCTTCATAGAGTTCAGCTGGAGTACACATAAGTCCACTCTCTATGACCATTCTATGGTATGTAGCTAGTTGTAATAACTCAGCTGTTATATTAACAGCTCTTCTAAGTTTAGGATCAGTATCTAATTTAGATCTTACAGTAGTTCTAGATAGTGATACTTCTGGATATATATCTAAAGCATAGCTTCTATCAGAACCAGTTATACCAAATCCTGGAGTACCAGATTTATTCTGTCTTAAGAAATGGAATTCAGTTAGAGATGGTAGTACACCTTCAGATTGCGAAATAAGTACTTCTATATTACCACCAG